ATATGGTTAGTTCATACATAAATAATGTAAATAATAATATGGGTCTAGCGTTCCAAAATGGCAATGATATAGGATTTACAAGTGGTAGTTATAATTATTCTGCGCCAACTAACAATGCAATATTAACAGGTAATTTTATTTTAGAATATCAAGGAACGTCAAATGACTATGGCGACAGACCAAATAATAGTGACCAATATTATGAGTTTGGTGTTTCGTTCGCAAATGCAAATATATCTTCTGGTTCGTACACGCCTTATGGTAGTGCAGATAGTAATTCTTTTTGGGCAGGATTTAGTGGAGATAACGGGCCGACAATTAAATTTTGGCGAGGTACATCAACAACACTTGGTTCAGATAGTGCTACACCTGTTCAAAGTCAAACTTGTCGTTGGGCTAGAATGGACGGAAGATTATATTATCAAATTAATGACGTGACTGTTCTTACAGTTTCATCAAGTAATTTTAATTCTACTGCTGATATGCACGGGTTCTTTGCTTTTTCAGTAGCAACAGGAAACAGATATATACAAAACGTAAAATTTCGTAGTGGTATGTCAAATATTAAAGGATTAATAGGCGATACAGTAAGTGCAACAGGAACGGCGATACAAAACACAAATACAGTTGGTTCTTCAAAGTCTGAGGTCGGCGGTACAATTCTTTATAAAAATAATCAAGGTAGTGCTACTTTAGGAACTGACTTAAAAGTTTATTTTAGTTGCAACGGCGGGACTAATTGGACTGAGGCTAGTTCTTACAACGCTATTACCCCTGTTTATTCAACAGGTATATCGCAAGTTAGACTTGGAAAAACAACTTGTACTGCGGGAACAGACGTTCGTTATAAAGTAGAATGGGCAAACCAAGTATCAGGTAGTAAAGAAACTCAATTACACGGAATAGGAACAAATTATTAAAGGTAAATTATGGTAGGATATATAGGACGACAAGCCGTAAATGGCAATTTTATAAAATTAGATAGTATAACAACAAGTGCTACTACAACATTTAATTTATTAAATGGTGGAGTTGCATATTCGCCTGAAAGTGCGAGAAACTGTATTGTAAGTTTGAATGGCGTAATACAATCGCCTGAAACTGCATATAATATTGTTGGTAGTACAATTGTTTTTTCAGAAACTTTAGCAAGTCAAGATGTTATAGACCACATTATAGTATTAGGCGACGTAAACGCTTTAGGAACTGTCAGCGACGGAACTGTCACGGCAAGTAAGCTTGGAACAGACGCGGTTATAACTGCAAAAGTTCAAAACGACGCTATTACAACAGACAAGATTAATTTAGTTTCAACAAGTTCAACACCTAGTTTAGAAGCTAAAGGCGACGGTGGTTCTCAGGACGGTTATATTCAATTAAATTGTTCTCAAAACTCACACGGTATTAAAATAAAATCTGCGCCACATAGCGCAAATGCTTCATACACGCTTACGCTTCCAAACAACGACGGAAACGCAGACCAATTTTTAAAAACAGACGGTTCAGGTGTTTTAAGTTTTGCAGACGCAGGTGGCGGTGGTAAAATTTTACAAGTCGTTTCTGCAACAGACGGAACTACACGAGGTACAACATCAACAACATTTGTCACAGCTAGTAATACTTGCACATTAAATATAACACCGTCTGCAACTTCATCAAAAATATTGTTAATGTTTAGTTCAATCGGACAAATGTCAACACAAACAGGACATATGTCTTATGTCACAATTTATAAAGACGGTAGTAATCTTATTGGTAATGAGGGTATGTCTGGAGTTGGTAATTATAATGGTGGTAATACAAGTGGTTATATTTTTGGTTCGTGTGATATAAAATATATTGATAGTCCAAATACAACATCACAACTTACTTATGCAATATATTTACGTTCAGAAACTAATAGTTATACTGCTCGTATTGGTGCAGGTGGTACAGGAAATACTGATAGCACATTAATCGCTATGGAAATAGGAGTATAATATGATAACAATGGAAACAATAACTAGAGCAGTAAAAAAAATAAATCCTAATGCACAAATAAGTTTAAGTGGTAATGATTTAGATACTATAACTTTTGAAAATGGAACAACACCTATTTCTAAAACAGATATTGAGGCAGAATTTTCAGCAGTAGAATTAGAAATAGCTTTAGAAGATTTAAGAGAAAAAAGAAATAAACTTTTAGCAGATAGCGATTGGCAAGTAATAATGGCTAAAGAAAAAGGAACATCTTTATCTACTGCTTTTAAAAATTGGCGACAAGCTTTAAGGGACGCAACAGACGGTTTAACAACTGTTGAAGAAGTTGAAGCTTACGAGTTTCCAACAAAACCTGAATAATAAGCTATGCAAAACTGCATAGACTTTTTGAGTTTTTGCAATCCGTGAGCTTTCGCCTGGACAACTACTATTTAACAATACCAACAAAAATTAAAAATTGACGTTATGCAAATTTGCATAGGGTAAAGGACTAAATGGCAAAAAAGAAAAACAATCTTTTTGGTAAAGCAGAACACATAAGCAATTCACGTTTTAAAAAAACAACAATTGGTGGCAATCCTAAAAGATACAAAACATCAAGCTTAAACAAACACAAAAGACGACAGTTAGGATTATGAAAAATTACAAGTGGATATTGCCTATTATGGCTACAATCCTTATGGGTTTATCAACTTGGGTTTTAATTACAGTCGTTGAATTGCAAACAACAATAGCAATGTTGCAACAAGAATTATTAAGCTTAGACAAAGTAATTGGTCGTATCTACGCACATATGGACAGATTAATGAACAAATGAAATTTATTTTAATAATGTATTTATGTTCTGCAATTGAGGGCAACGATTGTAAATTAATTGCTACTGAACAATCAGAATTTATAGATATGTATAATTGCACGGTTTATGGCTACTCACACTCAACAGATTTAATAAAAAATTTTAATAGAAAATTTGTAAACGAATATGAAGTTTATACTAAGTTTTCTTGCTTACAAACAACAACAATTTAATATGATAAATGAAATATATAATATCTTTAACAACAGTTTTAACTTTATTAACGGCAGTTGTATTTTTTGGATTAACAAAAAATGCAAATGCAGGGTCAACTATAAATACGTCTAGCGGTTCAGTCACGGCTATTGAGGGTGGCTATGAAAGTTCAGCGACAAATACCTATCAGTCAGGGTCAAGCAACAATACGACGACTAACAGTACATCTACGTCAAATATGAGGTCGTCGCCAAATACAAGTTCTGCGCCAATGGTCAACTCTACGTCTAATTGCGCGTTTGCATTGTCAGGCGGAATACAAACTTTTAGTGTTGGTGTATCAGGTGGTAAATCTTATGTAGATAAGACTTGTCAGCTTATTGCTTTATCAAATGCTCTTAGCAATCGTGGAATGAAGATAGCAAGTATTCAAGTTCTTTGTTCTGATAAGCGTATTTTTGAAAGTATGATTTTATCAGCAACCCCTTGTCCTGTCTTAGATTTAAAAGGTAAGGCACAAATAGGCGACGAAGCATTAAGATTATTAGAAGAAGTTTATAAGTTTGAGCAACCTACTTACTCAAAATGGATTGAACTAAGAAAAAAAGCAACAAAGAAAAACAAAAAAATTAAAGATAAAAAAGAATTACATACTAGATAATGAAAACAATTGCAGGGTGGATAATATTATTTACTTTTATATGGTTATTATTAAATTGGTTTGCTAATAGCGTTGGTTTAGATACTGCAAAAGCAGAACTAAACGACACGGCAACTAGCGTTAATTTATTGCCAAATAAAGATACAACAAGTTCAAGCCAAGATAATTTTGATTTAGACGGCGTACAGTCAGGCTCAACAGGTGCATTGACTAATAATTCTACTCATAATGGCTTTACTATAACTTGTAGTGTTCAGGTTAATAATTCGTGTGGAAGCGCGTTTAATGGCGAATTAGAGGGGTCAGCAGATATGACAGTCAGCTATTCAGGGTCTTTACTTAATGTTGTAGGTACAGACGAAAGCGGGAATAGTCATACATCTAACCAAAAGAAATTAGACGGTGGAGTAGCATTAATTAATAATTTTAGTGTTCAAAACTGCGAATGGTCAGGCAGTTCTTATCGTTGTGGCCAATCAGACGGTGCAGTTGACAGTTATACGTTGTCTATGAAAATTAAAGATAATGACGGTGCAACGTTGTCAGAAACTACAATAACTAGAACTAACGACGCAGGTTATAATGCAAACTCTTTAAAACATACTGATAGCCTGTCTTATCACGGCACAGGGTCTAATAGTTTTGATTGGTCTTGGTCAACTGTTGACGGCTCAGGTACAAATAACGGAACTAAAGCTAGTAATTTATTGGGCGCAGAACTTAACTTAGAATTTGCAACGGAAGAATACGAACCATTTACTGCAACACAA